GATTGCTCATGACGCAATCTCTGTTCATATAAGAAAGAACAAAGACAGACTTGAAGATGGATTGGGATTTATCTATCTCAGAAGAAAAACAGATGAGAAGTTATTAGTGTGGGAATATGAAATAAAGAAAGATATTGATGATGATATTAGTAATAAGGCTTATTTAAATTTAATTTTTTCTGGTGACAGTGACGAAAAAACATTCTCAGACATTATTGAAGAGCACTCCACTTGGAACAAAACAGACTATTTTAAAGAGGTTCCAGTTTTTGAGGTTAAGTCCAGCCAAGACTTCCCGTTTGAAGAAACCTTTATCCCACTCATGAAAAGACAACTAATGTCTTATGTATTTCAAGTAGTTAATTACAAAAAGATGAGAAATTTGGAAGACTAATTCCAATTTATTATATTTGCCGTATGGGATTTAATCGAAGAACTTTAAATAAAGAAAGATGTTTTGATGCCTTATCGGATAAAGGTCTTTTATGGCTTTATGGAAAAAGTGATATGTTAATTTTCGAGGACCAAGAGAGTGGCGACATATATGAACTTTTTAGAGCGGGAAAGACAGACGATGAAATTGCAATGAAATATGGTATCAAAAGAATTATTACCGACAATAACGGATAACACAGGATCAGTGGTGCTGATGGGAGGATTAGGTAATCTAATGTTTCAAATGGCGGCATTATTATCTGATGCTAAAGATAATTTAAACTTCGACCCTGTATTGGGTTATTGGTTAACCCATCAATCAGAATACTCAGGTAGATCAAAAGTAATGGATTGTAACACGAGAAATCATCATTTTGATCCGTGGGGTGGACATACACTTAAAGATAGAGGAATAACATTAGGAGACATTTTTCCAAGATTACCTTGGTTCTACGGAAGACCACCGGCATTTCAGTGGGACATCAATCAACGACTTACTTGGGATTTTGATACAGGACAAGGGGGAGAATATATTCCAATAAGGGATATTGCTTCACCACCATTTTTAATACAAGGATACTTTTTCAATCATTTATATTGGCATCACAATAGATCATATCTTTTAGATATGTTTACACCAAATAATGAATTATTGAATTATCTACAACTTAATTATTCTAATCTTTATAAGGATCAAACTATATCTTTACACCTTAGATTAGGTAATGATAATGATTTTATTCAACCCGTTGTACCTCCGATCGAATGGTATAAAAGTGTGTTAAATAAAATTAGATACGGTCATCACATTTTAGTTTTTACAGACAATCAAGATAAAGGAAAAGAACTTTTAGATATACTGGATATTCCAAAATCTGATGTTACTTTTGTAGACGAAGATCCGCATACCTCAATGTTTATGATGGCAAGATGTGATAAACATATTTTATCAAATTCAACATTATCTTTTTGGGGAGCGTACCTTGATAATAAGCAAGAAAATAACGATACTTACTTACACGAATCATTTTTCGAGTATCATCCGAGAACAATGATTCCTTATAATAATTGGCAAATTAACTAAAAAAAACATGGAGGTAAACTATGAAGTGTATTAAATCAATCAAACCAACAAAGAACACCGAAGTCGGACAAATTGTAAGAATTGACGACATCGACGCAGAATCAAAAGTTAAAACAGGGTATTGGGCTTACGTGGCTAAATCTGAATGGAGGTTAGCAAGAGGAAAGAAAGTTGTTGAAAAAACAATCGAAGAAGTAACCGATCAACCGACCGATCAAGTAGATAAGAAACCGTACAAGAAAGGTTCTAAACCAGAAAAGAAATCTAAATAATGAAAAAGTTATTAAGAAAATTAGACTGGATAATTGATTATTACTTTGTATATTTTTTATACAACGGTAATAAAACCGACAGGTACATTGAGTATATGGAAAAAAAATGGGGAAAAAATGAGTAAAGAAATGGTAAATGGACCTGCTCACTATGGTGGAGTGGATAATCCATACGAAGTGATAAAAGTATGCGAAGCTTGGGGATTAGACTTAGATGCGTATCTCTTTAATGTAGTAAAATATGTTGCAAGAGCGGGTAAGAAAGATGATACCAAAGAACTTGAAGACTTGAAAAAGGCTGCCTTTTATTTGGATCGTAAAATTAAAAATTTAGAAAAATGATATATTGGTTAACAGGACAACCTGGATCTGGTAAAACAACATTGGCAAATTGGATGATATCAGCGTTACAAGGAGATGCAATATTAGTTGACGGTGATGATATTAGAGAAATCTTTGAGAATAAAGATTACAGTGAGGCTGGTCGAAGAAAGAATATTGAACTGGCTCAAAACATTGCACATTTTCTTCATAATAAAGGTAAGAATGTTTTAGTTTCATTAGTATCACCTTATAGAGATCAAAGAGAATCTTTTAAAGAAAAATTAGGAGAGGGAATAATTGAACTTTATATTCATACCACAGATATTAGAGGTAGAGAAAATTATCATGTTCAAAACTATGAACCACCTTTAGAAAATTTCATAGACATTGACACAACAAATAAACCTGAATTCGAAAGTCTTCAGGAAATCAGAGAAAAATTAATATTCTAATGGAAAAAATTCACGTAGAAGGAGACCCGAAACTAAAGAATAGTGAAGGAAAACAATACTCAATGTTTATTGGGAGATGGCAACCTTGGCATGATGGTCACAGATGGTTGATAGATCAAAGATTAAATCAAGGTAAAAATGTTTTGATTTGTATTAGAGACATATCTCCTGATGAAAAAAATCCATTCACGGCTCAACAAGTTTATGAAAATATTCTTTTTAATTTATCGGATTTAATAATTGAGGAAAGAATCAAGGTCCAAGTTATTCCTGATATAGAATCAGTAAACTTTGGTAGAGGGGTTGGTTATGATATTATTGAACATATACCACCAACAGAAGTAAGTGAGATATCGGCAACTAAGATTAGAGAACAAATGAAACAAGAAGGAAAACTATAATGGAAAAATATATTAATAAAATAATCAACGGAGATTGTATCAAAGTTATGTCTGAAATGCCGGAAAAGTCAGTAGACCTAATTGTTACTTCACCACCATACGGTGTTGGGATTGATTACGATACCTTCGAAGATGATATTGATTTTGATCAATATAAAGTTTTCTCTAACAATTGGTTGAGAGAATCATATCGTATTCTAAAAGATGATGGACGTATAGCACTTAACATTCCTTATGAGATTAATAGACAATCTAAAGGTGGTAGAGTATTCATGGTCTCTGAGATTTGGAATATAATGAAGAGTATCGGATTTAACTTCTATGGTGTTGTAGATCTTGAAGAACAATCACCACACAGAAGTAAGACTACTGCATGGGGATCTTGGATGTCACCATCGGCGCCATACATCTACAATCCTAAAGAATGTGTTCTTCTTGCTTATAAGAAACATCACATTAAAATTGTTAAAGGAGAACCTGAGTGGGTACCTACTATGGTTGAGACGGAAGAAGGAAAAGAAAAGAAATCTTATACTGAGGAACAAAAAAGAGAATTTATTGATTTGGTTTATGGACAGTGGGGGTATTTTGCGGATACTAAATCCATGACCAAGGCAACATTCTCAATGGACATTCCAACTAAAGCCATTAAAATTTTGTCTTATAGAAATGACATTGTACTCGATCCATTTGCAGGATCTGCAACAACTTGTGTCGCTGCTGAGATATTAGATAGGAGATGGATTGGGATTGAATTGTCAGAGAATTATACTGAAATTGGTAGGAAAAGAGTTCAGGGATTTGTAGATAAGAAGAAACAAACTAAATTAAATTTTGAAGAAGGGTCATAAGACCCTTTTTTTCTGCTCCATTGATATTTATAAATATAGTACTTACACAAGAACAACTTGATATGATCAACTCTGATTTAAAAAGAGAAAAGGTTATTCAAGAAATACATGAGAAGTGGCAAACCATTAGTAAAACTCAAAAACTATTTGTTTTGGAGTATCTTAAGGTTCTTCATCCACATAAAGAAAAACAGTTGAACGAGGTTATTAAGAAAGTTAAAAGTAATCAACTTAATGAGGCTTGGTATAACACTGTTTTAGATGTAGTTGGTTGGTTAGATCCAACAGGTATTGCAGATACATTGAATGGGGTTATTTACTTAACACAGGGTGAATATCTTTTTGGGTTTTTATCTTTCGTCGGTGCTATCCCATATGCTGGTGATGTTGTTGCTAAACCTGTAATGTATGCTTTGAAGGCGGGTAAACCTTCAGCAAAGGCGCTGAACCAAGTAATGAAATTATCTAAGGCTGGAAAATCTGTCGAAGCGGGTACGGAATTGGCTAAATTATCCGCTTCAGGAGGATTAATTGGGTGGTTTACAAC